TGGCAAAAACATGCGTCTGATCAGGGAGAAGTTCTTTGTAATTATCTAAAGTGATCTTCTTGGCTTCTTCTTCAGAGACTAATGTTTTTAACCAAGCAACAAGAATAGGTCCAACTTGTTTGTTGATTTGTTTAATTGTTTTTCTATTCATAAAAGAATCTCTTCAACTCGTGGCTCTACGGCAACTTCAGTAAAGTACACAGGGCCATTAGAATATTTGAATGCTCTAAGCCCTTCGCCATCGTTAGCGTCTGAGTAGCACTCAAACTTATAAGGACAGTATGCACAACCAGAAGGTAGTTTCATATTACCTTTTTTACCTTCAGGTATAGGAGCATAGCACCTGTCGGGAGGCGTGTCAACAGCAATTGCTGCCTTGACCTTTGCGATTTTTTCTTTTACGTTTGGCTTCTCAAGGTCGTCAGGCCGAAACAAACACAACTCGCCGCTCTCTTTGTTGATAACAAGAAAGCCGCCAGCATTTGTTTCTTCAGCAGTTTCATAGCCAGACAACTGTGCAAGATAGCCGAAAGGATCGTTGTTGACCAGTGAGCCATCTTTAAATTTATTAAAAGAAAACTTTGAAGCTGTTTTAACGTCTACAACTTCACCGTTTATTTTACAATCCATGTGGCCTTTGATGCCGTCAACATCTATTTCTTTTTGTTCTGATGTAACTTTGTGACCTGCCATTCGTACTAACATCAAGACTATTTCTTCTAGGATATGTCCATAAAGAAACTTGATTTGTGTTGAGCCACTAACAACGTGAGGATCTGAAGAGCTTTGGCTTTCATACCACAGCTGTCGCAAAGGCCTACCAATGTTAGACATTCGAAGTCTAAAGCTGTTGTCAACTTCTCGTGGTTTAGACCAAGCAAGTATGCTTTCTTTCATACGCGAAAGAGTTAAGTCTAGTTCTTCTTCAGAGATATTTAAAGCCTCCCCAGTGGAAAGGCCTTCAAGACTAGAATATATGTCTTGTATTAAAGTGTCTAATGTTTTCATTCTGATTCCAGTTTGACTCGGTTAATAACCTGACGGGCTTCTTCGATAGAACACTGAAACCATTCGCCTTGTTGATTAAATTTAGCAGCAAGCAACTGATGCGCTTGAGACTCTGATGCTCGACGATCATTTACTTTACAAAAGAATTGTAACTCATAATCACGGAAAGGGCTAGAAGTTTGATAACCTTTTAATCTGTCCATTGCATCTACGGCCATTCCAACCTTTACCCAGCCTTCAAACGCAGGGTTAGTAATGATATATACTTCACCTTCTTTTGAAGACTTATAGTTTTGTAAAGAGCTAAACGCAGCTTCTTCAAAACCTTTGTACCTTCCGGGCTTGTGGAGCGGATGTGAAGCAGGAATATATTTCCCGTCTACATACATACGCTTTTTGTTTTTCTTAATGTATGGTCCTAGTCGCCGTCTACCGCCATCGCAACCAAGATAAAACTTTTCTCCGTTTTCTTCAAAGATGTTTGTTTTGTAGTTTCTAGCTTCTTCCTCGGTGTGTGTTATTTCTTTTGGCATTATAAACTCCTTAAGTTTTTTAAAGGATTTAGTCTAGATATAGCTAGATTATAACAGTCTACAGAAACTTTCCAGTTATTAGAAGGATCTATTTCTCCTTTCTTCCAAAACTTTGCTTCTTTAAAGTATTCGGTCTTTGTCTTGTAGCCAAGAATCCAGCCCTCGTCGAATGAAGGTAATACTCTTACAAAAACATAAAGATCACAGTTTTGATGAAGACTTGTTTTTGCTATTGAGCATTCATAGTTAGGTTTAGGAGGATAGTTAGTTCGTTTAGTTTTTACATCTACTTTTAGGTCGTTGTAAAGCATATCATAGTCTTTAGTATGTGATAAATCAACACCTAAAAACTTGGCTACCATCATTTCGCCGCTGAACCCAGCAACATTTCCTTGTCCTTTAGTAATAGAATTTTTTATGTGCCCTAAATTCTCAGCAAGCTCTTGGGCCTTTTTGAACTCTGCATGATTAAGTTTAGTGTGTATCAGCCCAGCTGTTTCCAACATTATATTCTCCTGTTAACTCACACTTTAAATTAAAGTCCCTACCAGCTTGTTCAATTGCAGCAATACCTAATTCACCTACTTTATCTGCTATATCTTTGTGCGCTTCAATCTGCCATTCATCGTGGACGTTAGCAACAAAGTGTGCGTCTAAGTCTTTAATACTTTTTTGCAAATTAATCAACGCCTGCTTCATAACAATTGCACCAGCGCCTTGTAACAAAGTATTTAGTGCAGCGTGTTCTGAACGCACAAACAACTTACGTTTGTCTAAGCCTTTGAGGTAACCTCTTTTAGACGCTCGTGCAACTCTGTCCTTAAGATCCTTGAATGCAGGGAGATTATCGAAGAAAGATTGTCTAAGTCTTCCACCATCTTTTGCGTCTCCTCCAACCACTGATCCAAGCTTTGCATCTCCTGCGCCGTATAGGAGGGCATAGATGAAAGTTTTTGCCTGAGGTCTTGATTCAAGTCCTGCAGCCATTTGATTTGCTGTGTGTATGTCTCCGTTAAGTAATTCATAAGTAAACCCTTCATCGTTCATGTAGTGAGCTAACATACGTAATTCTAAGCCGCTGGCATCAATACCAACCAGTTTGTAATTGTCTTCGACTGTCCAACATTCTCGACACTCTTTGCCGTAAGGACTGCTTGTACTTGGAATCTGTGCCATGTTAGGGCTGCTGTGTGTCATTCGACCTGTTACAGCACCAATAGTATTGACATACCCACGAATGCGTCCGTCGTCTTGCATTTCTTTAAACCAAGAGTTTATCTGGGCTATGCGCTTTTGAAGCATTAAATACTCAGCGATGATAGCTGCTTCAGGTATATCTTTTATTTGCGATAAAACTTTTTCATCAACAATTGGCTGTCCCGTAGGCGTAAATTTTGTAGGCTTCCAGCCAAACTCCAAGAGATACTCTCCAATTTGTTTTCTAGAACCAAGGTTAAAAGGTTCAGAATCACAACGAACAAGATGCTCGTCTGGATTCTTACACGCTTTTTCGTATTCTTCATCAGATAATCTGACCTTTTTAGTTTCGTTTTTGACTTGCGCCATCTTAGAAACCTTACCTGCTTTGGTCAGTGTTGGAACAAGAGTAATAGATGTTTCGCGTGGCTTGAATGTTTTATGCACACGCTTTTCAGCTTTACTAATCTTTTCGTTTAGTTCTGCTAGAAGACCCATAGCATGTTGCTGATTTAGCTTAAAGCCTCTATCACGTTGTAGATTAAGAATTCGATACACTTCGTGTTCTAATTTGATGCACTGAGCGCCAAAGCCAACAGACTCTGTGCGTGAAAGATGTCGATAAACTTTATAATTAAGAGACACGTCTTGTTTGCAATACGTTAGCATCTCAGGTGTATAGTATTCAAAGTTATCGTATTCAATCTTTCTGTGTCGGAGCCTGTATCCCCAGCCCTCAAGACCGTGACCGCCTTCTCGTGTTGGATTAAACAGTCGAGAAAGCACTAGGGTATCTACAATATTAATACTGCCGTCATCAAGATCAACGCCTGTAAGGTTTTTAATTACAGGTATATCATACCCTAAAATATTATGACCGATTAGCTTGTTTGCTTTTTGTAAAAGTTTTATTCCTTCTTCGATTTTATCTGGACCGTACTCGTAAGTCTTTCCGGTCTCAGTGTCCATTGCAACCAAGCAGAATATTTCTGTAGGCTGCAAGCCGTTTGCTTCTATGTCAAAGACATAAGCTGTCATATCTCATCTCCAAGCTCATCAATCATAGTATCTATATCTACTTCAGATAAGCGTCCGGTTTCTTTGTCGTAAAACAAGTGTGTTGCAAGTCCGACATCGCCTGTGTATCTAGATTTTAATACACGCACTTTGGTTGTTGAGGCGACCATAGGATCATCAGACTGTTGATTGCGCTCTAAGCTTATCACACAATCGCTTAGCTGTGCAATAGATTGAGACCCACGTAAATGATTTAGTGCTGTCTCAATACCATTTTCGTGACCACGATCGCCTTGAGTCCTTCGCAAGTGTGAAACAAGAATCATCCCACAGCCCGTCTCTTCTACAAGGGTTCGGAGTCTGTGCATAATCATATCAATAGCTTTGCGCTCGTCGGGGTCATCAGATAAAAGAACTAGCATGTGTAGGTGGTCAAGAACTATCCACTTACAATCACAACCTATGATCATGTATCGAAGTTTACTAAATACACTTTCGAGGTCGTTCATCCCAAGATGTCCGTACACCCAAACACGATCTTTGTTTTCTCCGCCAAACATTTGATGGTGTATCTGGCGAAGATCGTCTTGATCAAAAAGATTACGAACGCTGTCAAGGTGCAATCGGGCATCAGCTTCAATAGAAAGTATACCGTCGATTGTACGCTGCCAGTTTTCTTCGAGGGCCATAACGCCCACATTATCTTTAGTTTTTTGTATCAGCCAGTGTTCTAGTTCTCTTGTAACACTAGACTTACCAAGACCTGTACCGCCTGTCAAAGTAACTAACTCGCCAGCACGTAAGCCTTCGAGCTTTTCATTAAGACCCTTCCAAGGAAAAGGAATAGAATCTTTGCGTGTGCGATTGAGGTAGTTGTCAACATTTTCTGAAACATTAAGAACGCCTGAAGGTGTGTAGAGTTTGGCGTTCCACCAGTAGTGTACAAAGTTTTTGTGCTGTGAAGCTCGCAACATATCGTTAGCGTCTTTGTAGTCTACGGGAAGCTCCATAATTTTAGCTTTGCCCGGCCTCAAAAGCTTTGCGACTTTCTTTGCAGCCTCACGACCATGCTTGTCATTGTCAAAGCAAATGATAATGTTATCAAAAGATTCTAGAAACTCTAGGTTTTCTTTCACATCACGGTCTGCTGATTGTGCGCCATTACGGATAGATACAACAGGCCATTGCGACCCCATCAATTCGTAAGCTGACATAGCATCTATTTCGCCTTCAACAAGAGTTATGTACTTACCGCCTGACTGAAAGAGCTGTTGACCGAAAAGGCCAGAACTTTTTGCATCACCACGCCAAGTAAATTCTTTGTTGGGCTTTCGAACTTTTGCTCCGACCTCTGTACCGTCAGAGTAATAAGGATAAATATGTTCTACGATCTGACCCGTAGAGTTTTTAACAGAGCGAACCCTGTATTTTTTAGCGGTTTGTAGGCTGATATTCCTATCAGTTAGTGGGTAAAACTCTCCTTGATTTGTAGTCATGGGTGTCTTCTTAAAGTTTGTGATAGAAGTCACATTGTTTTCCTGCTTAGGTTTAGGAAGAAAAACTCCGCAGCTAAAACATTTGACAGAGCCGTCATCATTTATAGCTGCAGAGTCGGAACCCCCACACTCAGTGCAGGGGATATGGGTTTGAACAAAAGACATATTAGTCCTCGTCTGTTTCAGTTTCC